GCACACGTTGTGCAGATTTCAATTGGCCCGTCTGGACTGCATTTGTTCATATCCGTAAATATAGCGGGTTTATGAAAATAATCTGATACACCCTCTGCAGGGTTAAAAAGTGACTCCGGGGTATCTGTCGGGTTATCAGAATGAGCATGAGTGGCGTCTTTTACAGGGAAAATGGTGGGTAAGAGAGTGTGGGATTAATCAGGGAAAGGAGAGGTGAAACGGCAATATACTGAAGCCTTCATCTCCCTGACGTAGTTTACCCGGCACGGCCCCGACCAGTGGAGATATGCGCACTAAGGCATCACCACGCCGCCTGTTGAGTTCGCGAAAGGCCGAACTTTCCATCTGATGGAATCGGACATCAATCAGCAGATTTCCGGCCTGCCGGGTTAGCTGGCGGTGGCTTAACAGAAAAATTTCAGATTTTTATAGGAAGAGAGAAACAAGGAAGGGGGATTTGAAGGATAAACAAAAAAGCCACCCTGAAAGCTAGCTTCAATATGCTGATTTAACAGGTAAAATTTGGTGGCCCCTGCTGGGCTTGAACCAGCGACCAAGCGATTATGAGTCCCAATTTGACGCGAGTTAAATCAGTAACTTACTGATTTTTATCTTTTATTTAGGCCGGATAATGATGAAAAGTGGCACATAGCGTTGCGCTCTGCTGCCACTTTGCTGCCAATTGGAATGGTCTTATGAGAGATAATTTCATTGAATTTATATGACTATTATAGAGACGCTGCGAAAATGAAAACTATTGACCAACTGAATAATGTTATTGTTAATAATGGTGGGCTTTTTTAGCTTATCGCTAAACCTGTTTAGATGTCCAACAAAAAAAATTTAAATCTAAGCGATCAAGAACTGTAATGTAAAATGGTTTCTCAACAAAATTTCCATTGAAAAGATCATATTAGTCTTAGTAAGATAGTAAAATATAATTATTTGTGGAAGTATGATATCAAAAACAAGGAGAATATGATGTCAAATTCAAGCCTTATTAGTCTCGATAAAAAAATTGAAGAGTTGAAAGGTATTACTGAAAATCTTGATATTTTCAGTGTTTGCAATGTTCTTTTCCATAAAATGTTAATGTTTTCACAGGCAGCTCAAAGGATTGAGTTAAATTCACCAGCCCGGCAGATGTCATTTTTAATGGGCATAATGGTATCTCAAAAAAACAAAGGTGAAAAAGAATTTTCCGAAGGTGATTACTCGAAAGTTTGTAAGATATTAAATGATGTGTTTTTCAAATATTTAAACGCCTATTTTCCGAGTAAAAAAGAAATTAGTCATGGCTTAACTGAGTCTTGGATTCAATCTAGGAAGGTTGCAATGCCTGCCTTTATTTCATACTTTTTCGAAAGCCAAAAGATAGCCACAGATGAAATTAGATTAAATATATTAGAGACAAACTTAAGTTTTGAAAAAGAGATAGTAGAACACTTCGGCATATCACATAAAGATATGGTTTTAATTACAGATAGAATAGGTGATTTAATTCAATCTAACATGGATCGTATCCATGATATTGTCCATCTATTGAATGAAAAAAGGCTCGAGTTTGCAAATTCCGATGTTGAAAGATACTATGAAATTTTGCAGAATTTACGAGAAACGTGTGCTCCATTGATGGAAGAATTCGCAAGATTAACAAATGAAAGTGCTTCATTTGAATTAGATGACATTGATGGGGTTAGTGCGGAGGTTTTAGAGCGATTTAAAGAATTATTTGTAGTTGTTAAAGGGAATGGTGGTGAGGTAAAATATATTACTGAAGAAAATGTGATTGATAGTTCCCCTATAATTACGCAAGATGGTTCTCGGTTTGCATTAACATCAGTTAATAATCTTTTCTTTGCTATAGAAAAAAGAATTGAACTTTTTTTCAAGGGCAATTCGTCATATTCCGATAGATATAGAAAGGCTCGCGATAAAAAGTTAGAAACAGATGTTAGAAAAGCCTTTGAAGAATTGTTGCCAGTTGATGCGATTGTTTTAGAGAGTGTTTTTGAAAATAATAAGTCATCTAATGAACACGATATGTTTATTAAGGTGGGAAGAACAATTTTGATTGTGGAGGCTAAGGCTGCCCCACGTCGTGAGCCGTTAACGGACCCAAGTCGAGCGTTCACAAGAATTAGAGATGACTTTAAAAGAAAGTCAGGTATTCAAAGCGGTTGCGATCAGGCGTTAAGACTAAAAAAATTAATACTAGATAATGACGTCACGACCCTTTACGATAAAAAAGGAAACGAGTTATATACAATTAATAAAATGGATTTTGATGAGATTTTTTGTATTTGCGTGACAAAAGATGAATTCGGTTTATTAGCTACAGACTTGTCAATTCTTTTAGATAAGCCAGATGGTACTGATTACCCTTGGGTAGTGAAAATTACTGATCTAAAATTCTATTTTTCATGTCTGAGATATGTGGGAAAGAATTGGGATTATTTCATGAGTTACTTAAGGCAGAGAATTGAATTCATGGGGCTAATATTTTCATCTGACGAACTTGAAATAGCTGGATATCATATTAAGTATGGAGGCTTTGGGGATATCAAAAAAGAAGGGGATATATTAATTCCTGATATGAATGAGTCGACGATCTTTGATGAAATCCACATGGCTAAGTTTGAGGGAAAAGAATTTAAATTGCAATCAATGTTATCTGACTACAAAGAATTGGATAAAAGAAAAATAATCAACAAATTGGATAATAAAATTAAATCTGTAAAGAAAAGTAACAAAGATCAGAGGAAGGCTCGAAGAAAAAACAGAAGGTAATTTTTCAGAGCCTATTAATAATTGGTTTTAAGCTCCTAAAGAGTATTTTTCTGTAAGTTATTAAAAGCCGATTCATACAGAAGTTAAAATTTAATCACATGTATGTTAATCGGCTCTGCATAATCTAATTACATGATTTTTTTAATTAAAAGCTGAAATTTTAGTAAGAGGATTTAGCAGCATTGCTTCAGATAGATGATCCGGGGCAAAGAGCGCATATCTCATAGTCACTTTGATATCCGTATGTCCTAGAATTCTTTGAAGCACCAGAATGTTGCCTCCATTCATCATAAAGTGGGATGCAAATGTGTGGCGTAAAACATGAGTAAGTTGGCCCGGCGGTGTTTCAATCCCGGCACGCTGCTTTGCCTTTCTAAATGCTGAATAGCACGCCGCAAAGAGCGGCTGCGCTTTTCTGCTCGATGGCAATTCAGCCTGTAATTTTTCGGTTATCGGCACCGCTCGGTTTTTCTTGCCTTTAATTTTCACGTAGATGATCTGACCGGCGCGGATTTGGTTTCCCTTCAAGCCTTCCGCCTTTCTCCATCGTGCGCCAGCTGCCAGGCATATTTTCACAATAGTCGTCAGGTCTTTGGAGCGGCTGTTGTCACATTCGGCGAGGAGGATTCTGATTTCCTCAATGGTGAGATATGCCATCTCTGATTCACTGATCTTAAACTCGCGTACGTTCTCTAATGGGTTCGGTGCCGTCCATTCATCTAACCGGCGAAGCTCGTTAAACATCGCCCTGAAATACGCCAAATCTAAATTCACCGTACGCGGCGTAACCGTCTCACTCTGCTGGAGCGGGTGATTTTGCCGCTTAACTGCTGCTCGCGATAAGACGCAAAAATTTTCGCATTAAACTCGGTTGCGAGTGGGTTTCCCATCGCCTCGCAGGCGAATGCCATTGTGGTTTGCCGCTTCTCACCATCCGCCAACGTAATGCCATGTGTGTTGAACCACAATTCATCCAACTCAATTACTCGCCGCTTATCTGCTTTCTCTCCCAGCCAGGGCTTATTTTGAGCCTGCTCTTTTACGAACTTCTCATAGGATTGTGCTTCGCCCTTAGTTGCAAACTGGCGGCGAATCCTTTTGCCGTCACGGCCATTTGGGAAACTGCGCCAGACCATTGGCCATAGCGTATTGCCACGCCTGCAGCTTGTACGCAGCCGCTACCGGCTGAACGATGCTGCGCAGTTTGAGCTGCCCTTTATCAAACAGCTTGATCGCCTTCCGACGCTGGACCGCCAGGACATTCGCGATCTGGCTTATAAGATGGCCTCCTTCCTGTCACAAAGTCTGGCTGAGTTCGTTGATAAGGTCTCCATACCACAGGAGGCGGACGAACTGACCGTGACGCTCACCGGATACCGTTACATCGCTGAACTGGCTGCGCTGACAGGAACGCAGCCACCTTACTGGGCAGAGTTCTGTTCAGCTAAAGGTGAATTGCCTCTGCGCAAAGCCCAGTCTGGTCTGCTTCGTATGATGGCTCCTGAATGGTGGCGTGGCCGCCTGAAGCAGATGCGAAATTTACAGCGTGAACACATGGCTATCGCGGTTGGGCAGGTACAGAAATCCGCATCACCATACGTGTCTCGCAGCACGCTGGCCGAATGGATAGAGCAGAAAAAACGTAACCGTGAATTCTTCAAACGCTTTGATCTCATCAATCAGGACGGGGACCGTATTGCGCTGGATGAAATGGTCAACCGCAGCGTGTCCAATCCGGCAATACGCCGCCGCGAATTGATGACCAGAATGCGTGGGTTTGAGGATGTCGCTAATGAAACAGGGTGTGTAGGTGAGTTTTATACAATCACAGCACCATCAAGTTATCACGCAGTTTACAGCCAGGGCGGCTTTGTTTCTCAGTGGAACGGTTCAAGCCCACGTGACACCCAGCGTTATCTCTGCCGTGTATGGGCGAGGATCCGCGCGGCACTGTCACGCGAAGCTATTCATGTCTTTGGCTTTCGCGTTGTTGAACCTCACCACGACGGCACGCCGCACTGGCACATGCTGCTGTTTATGCGCCCTGAAAACGTCCAGCGGGTTCAGCAAATCATGCGTGATCAGGCTTATAAAGACGATTCCGGGGAGTTGACCACACCGCAGGCAATGAAAGCACGATTTCATGCCGAGCCGATCGACCCTGAGAAGGGCAGTGCGACAGGCTATATCGCCAAATATATTTCAAAGAATATCGACGGTTACGCTATGGACGGCGAGAAAGATGATGAAACTGGCGAAAATATGCGCGACATGGCTAAGGCTGTTTCGGCATGGGCTTCACGCTGGCGTATTCGTCAGTTTCAGCAGATCGGCGGTGCGCCTGTGACTGTCTGGCGTGAGCTGCGCCGTATAGGTGATGCACGTCTGCCAGATAAGCAGATGGATGCGGTGCTGGCGTCAGCTTCCGTTGCCAGCTGTTGGGCGTCCTATACGATGGCGCAGGGCGGGCCGTTAGTGGCGCGTGAGGATTTAGTGATCCGCCTTTGCTACGAACTTACCGAAATGGGCAATGAGTACGGCGAAGATGTTCAGCGGGTGCAGGGTATCTATTCGCCAATGGTGCCGGATTCAGAAGTCATGACGCGCCTGGTCAAATGGGAAAAGGTCGCTAAATTGGCCGAAGCGCCAGCGGAGGCTGGTTTTTCTGGCGGCATTGCCGCCCCTTGGAGTTCTGTCAATAACTGTACGGGGCCAGAGCGCCGACGGTTAGAACTGGAACTAAAAGCCAGGGGATTTAACGGTGATGAATATGAAATTAGGCTGTTGCTTAAGGGCTGTAGCCTCAATGCAGGTGCAAAAATGCGGCTTTTCTACCGGAACGGCAGGTTGCAGGAAGAACCATTCTAATCTGGCAAGGTTCAGATCAATCCCATTGATACATAAAAAATAGTTTCAATTTCGACTGGATTTTCTATACTGTATGCATAAACAGTAGTTGTAAGCAGAGGAGGGAACATGCAGGACTATCTTTTGGAGTCGGTGAAGCTTCAGCGTATTGATTTCTTTTTAAAACTTGTTGCTGTCAGCGATTGTAGT